GCAGGAGACTTTGGTTTTACTCGTGGCGGGTATGGCTATCACTTAGGTAAGCTCGACTCGTGGCGATACTCAGGCAATCCCGGAACAAACGGCGAGGTCATCACCGAGGGCAAGCATCAAGGCAAGGTCAAAACCTACGGTAATCCGGCAAACCGAGCTTTATATGATTCCGCTAAGGAAATGCGTGAGCAGATAACAAAACTTGCTGAGGAGGTGTTCGGTAAATGATTGATGTGGAAAACGAGATTTTTACGAAGGTCGCTACCGAACTTCGTACTCAGTTCCCGAAGGTCAATGTCTATGGTGAGGATGTGCGTAGTCCTTCATCTTTTCCGTGTGTCAGCATCGTAGAAGCCGATAATTATACGGTCAAGCGAACGCAGGACTCCGGGAGAAACGAGAATCACGCTAATCTCATGTATGAGGTCAATGTTTACTCGAACAAAACGAGTGGAAAAAAGACCGAGTGCAAGGAAATCATCGCCGTCATTGACGATATTCTATTGGGTCTTGGGTTTACCCGCACAATGAAAAACCCTGTTTCGATGGACGTTGCTACTATTTATCGAATGGTTACTCGATATACGGCTATCGTCTCTACCAATCAAACAATTTACAGGAGGTAATAAGTAATGGCTATTTCCACTTATAAAGCGTTTCTTATGAAAGGCACAGGCACTACCCCTACTTGGGAGAAGCTCGTTGACATCAAGGACTTCCCCGATCTTGGCGGTGCGCCGCAGATGCTTGAAACCACCACTCTCTCTGATGGAGCGCAGACCTATATTCCGGGCATTCAGTCTGTCGGCGCCTTGGAGTTTACCGCAAATTATACCAAAACTGATTACGAGACGCTTGTGGCTCTTGCTGGGACTGAAACGGACTATGCCGTGTGGTTCGGCGCAACCGAAACGGGCGGCAAACTTACTCCCGATGGCTCTGATGGTAAGTTCGCTTTCAAGGGGCAGCTTTCCGTATTTGTCGCAGGTGGCGGTGTCAATGAGGTGGTTGATATGACTATCACGATTGCACCTTCTACCGTAATCACGGCATCTTAACCGAGTGTAACAAGGAGGAATATTATCATGGCTAAGACAATCAATTTCAACTTCGAGGGTGAAGATTACACCTTGGAGTTTACAAGAAATTCCGTTGCGACTCTTGAAAAACAGGGGTTTAACATCGGGGATATTTCCGAGAAACCTCTTACCACTCTTCCCGCCCTCTTCGCAGGAGCGTTTCTCGCTCACCATCGTTTCGTGAAGCGTGAGGTCATCGACCGTATTTTTGCGAAGATGACAAACAAGATGGACTTGGTGATGAGACTTGCTGAAATGTATAACGAGCCTATTGCCGCTCTTGTTGATGAGCCGGAAGAGTCCGAGGGAAACTTGGAGTGGGGAGCGAACTGGTAAGTGGTTCGTTGCCCCGTCGAGGCGGCGGATCTGCGGCTGCCGCCGCCTTTTCCTATACAGAAGTTTTTTATCATCACTTACCGTATTACATTTCAATCGGTATGACGCCCAACCTTTATTGGGACGGAGATTGCCGTTTGACGGAGATTTATCGTAAAGCAGACGAAATCAAACAGAGGCGCAAAAACCAGGATTTCTGGCTTCAGGGAATGTATATCTATGAGGCTTTGATTGATGTGGCTCCGGTTCTGCATTCTTTTGCCAAAAAAGGGGCAAAGCCTATACCTTATTCTTCCGAGCCGTATCCGATTACAGCCAAACAAGCGGAGGAACGAGAGGAAAGGCAAGCCAAAACAAGGCAGGAACAGGCAAAGGCGAAAGTCGCCGCCTGGGCATTGAAGACTAATATACAAATGGCGGCTCGCGCCGGAGAGGAGGTAGACGGTGGATAACACGATTGACACCTTACAAATCGAAATTGAATCTTCGACTACCGATGCACAGCGTGGGTTGACGAAGTTGAAGAACTCCCTCCAAAAGCTGACTGAGATGAGTAACGCTGTTGCCAATATGAACAGCGATGGTATCTCTAAGTTAAAGGAAATGGCGCAGGGTGTTGAGTCCCTTGCAAATGCCGGGAGCAATCCCGGTCTGAGTGCCGCCGTTTCCGAACTGAGAAAGCTCTCGAAGATTGACTTCTCTAACCTCGGTGCGGGGTCTGAGAAAATCTCTGAAATTGCCGATAAGGTCGGTGAAATCACAAACGCAAATCCGACCTCTACCATTACTCCTCCCGAACCTTCTACCGAAACCGTTCCTATCGCTCCGAGTGTGGATGTTGAGGAAACGAAAAGCAAGCTATCGCAACTCAAAGAGTTTGCAGCCAACATCTTTTCCTCTATCAAGACCGGGGCAACCATCGTCTTTGGCGGGGTAGCAAAGGTTATCGGCGGTGCGTTCAAGGGCATTGTGACGGTTTTTCAAAAGCTCGGCAGCGCAGCTAAGAGCGTGTTTGGAGCAATGAAGAAGCTCGGCAGCTATATCGGCGGGAAACTCAAAGGCGCAGTAGGCGGTGCAACTAAGAAGTTCAGCGGATTTATTCGCTCTATGGGTCGTGTTGCTATGTACCGGGCTATTCGTTTCATCCTGTCTCAGATTGCAACCGCATTCAAGGACGGAACGAACAATGTATATCAGTACAGTAAAGCCATTGGCGGCAACCTTGCGTCCTCTATGGATAAGATATCTTCGAGTTTTCTGTATTTAAAGAACTCAATCGGCGCCATGGTTTCACCGCTTATTAACGCCCTCGCTCCCGCCATTGAGTATGTAATCGATAAAGCAGTTGATCTTATAAATATATTGAACCAGCTGTTCGCCAAGCTGAGCGGAGCGGGTACCTGGACAAAGGCGATTAAGACACAGACCGAATATGCAAAATCGGCCGACAGCGCAGCGGTATCGGCGAAAAATCTCAACGCCGGATTCGATGAACTCAACGTTCTTTCGGACAGCGGCGGGGGAGGAGGGAGCGATACTCCCGACTTCTCTTCGATGTTTGAGGAAGTTAAACTTGACAATTCTTTCGGTAAACTGATTGATGAAATCAAAAGCGCGGTTAAGGGCGGCGATTGGGGCAGAGTCGGAACCATTCTCGGCGAACAGGTCAACAAAGTCGTTGAACGCATAGACTTTCAAGGCGCCGGGGAAAAAGTCGGGGAGGCAGTTCAGGCTACCACCGAAGTCGCTTATAATTTCCTTGATAAGGTCGATTTTGAGAAAGTGGGTTCCGGTGTCGCCGAGATGCTGAACAGGGTAATGAGCGAGGTTGACTTCGCATTAATCGGCAAAACCTTCGGTGAAGGCTGGAACGCTTTGGTGGATATTATTTACGGTTTGGTTACCGAATTTGATTGGTCTGCATTCGGAACAGCGGTCGCGGATTTCATTAACGGCTGGTTCGAGGAAGTCGATCTTACCAAAACGGTCAAAACAATAGAAGAGCTCGTCCTCGGCATCANGCGGTTCTTATATGAAGCCATTCGGAACACCGAATGGTATGAAATAACCGTTCAAATAATGGATGCTCTTGAAGCCATCGATTGGATTACCCTCGGCAAAGAGCTCGGAATACTCATAAGCGACGCGGTTGTGGCGCTGCTTGACATACTGCTGGCTTTTGTCGGCGAAACCGACTGGGGTAAAGTCGTTCAGGATATTCTTGCGGGAATCGGAGCGCTGATCGCCAATATTGACTGGGTACAGATTCTCGATAAAATATGCGGCTTGATTACCGAGTTTATCGTGCAGATACCCGGGATAATAGTCGGAGCTCTGGGCGGAATATCGGATATATTGGGCGGAATATTTGAAGGGTTCGGTCTTGACAGCGTTGCGGGTTTCTTCTACGGCATCGGCGAAAAAATGAGAGAGGCCAACGCCTGGCTGAAGAAAAATCTGGTGGATCCCGTTGTTCGGTTCGTTAAAGATTTATTCGGAATCCGTTCCCCTTCCACCGTTTTTGCCGAAATCGGCGNGATGCTTATAGACGGACTGTTCCGGGGCATAAGCGAGACTTGGCGCAAGATCANCGCGTTCTTCACGGATAAGCTGAGCGAAATTAAAAAGACACTTTCCGATGCCTGGGAATCCGTCAGAAAGACTACCGGCAAAATATGGGAGGGTATCGGTAAATCCGTGTCTGAGATATGGAACGGTCTTAAGACGAACGCCCGAGATACATGGGATAGTCTGAAAACGACCGTTTCCGACGCATGGAATGATGTTAAATCGGGAACTTCCGAAACATGGGATGCAGTAACCGCAATTCTTTCCGATGCATGGGATAATGTCAAGAAGTCTGCCGGGAATACATGGAAAAACATCAAAAAAACCATCGGCACTGTTTGGAATGACATAAAGACTGATACATCGGACATTTGGGATAAAGTTAAATCCGCTCTTGCGAGCGTCTGGGATTCTGTCCGGAATAAAGCCGGTGAGACTTGGAACGGTATAAAGACATCCGTTTCGGATACCTGGGCGAGCGTGAAAGTCAACACCTCGGGTAAATGGGAAGAAATCAAAAATAATCTCACCGTGTCGTGGAACGCACTGGTCGGCATCGCGGGAAATATATTCAGGTCGATGAACGACACCATATCGGGGATATGGAGCAACATTGAAAGACATATTTCGGGGTCAGTCGAATCGATAACCGGCATTGTCCGCAGAATGGGCGATGCGATATCCGGCGTGGTTGACCGAATCTTCGGATGGATGCAGAATGCAGTTCAATCCGCACAAAATGCAGCCAGCTGGATATCCGATGCTTTTTCCGGAATAGGCAACGCAGCATCGGGCGTCATCGGCCTTGTGGGAAATCAGCTTGGTTTCGCATCCGGCGGATTCCCGGAAGTCGGACAATTATTTATAGCTCGTGAGGCCGGTGCCGAAATGGTAGGCAGCATCGGCGGCAGAACCGCAGTGGCAAATAACGACCAGATAGTTGAAGGCATTTATCAGGGCGTGCTCGCTGCCATGATCGCCGCGGGAGGCAGGGGCGGTGATTTTGATGTAAGGGTATATCTTGACGGAAAACAGATTACGGCTGCTGTCGAAAAGAGGCAGAGAGAGCGGGGAGCGACTATTTATCCGGGAGGTGTTCTGAATGGCATTTAGAGCATTGGTTACGGTCGGCAGTTACGCCTTTCCGGAACCTTCGGCTTATTCGGGGAACACGGCAACACTCGTAGATTCTGCCCGTAACCTCGAAGGAGTTGTTATCGGGTCTGTCATTCGAGACGATGTTGCCAAAGTCGAAATGTCTTGGCGGTATCTGACCGTTGAACAATGGGCGGCTATCAACAGATGCTTCAAGGAATCTGCCGGGGGTAAGTTCTACAACACGGTTACATTCTTCGACCAAAGTGCCGGAGGATGGGTTACTAAGACGATGTATGTCAGTGACCGAAGCGCCGGTATGTGGAGGCGAGACCCCGATTCGGGCAATGTGCTCGGTTGGGTGGAATGCAAGCTCTCGCTTGTGGAGGTGTAGTCGTGCAAAATGTAACAGACCACTGGAAAGCGGTGCACCGACAGCAGCTCGTGAATGAAACTTACGTTGAGATATCTTTCGATATCGCCGATCCGGACGCTCTTGCAGACGCCTCTGCCGAAGACAACGGGGCAATTTACATTTCGAATACCGAACAAACGGTAAATGAATTGAACAAAGACATCGTTCCTTATGCAACTTTGGAACAGAATCTTTGGCTGCTCGACGGCAGCAGGGATTTCATTCCCGACACCGAATACGGCGACAACGGATATATAGGAACGGTCATGTCCGGTACTGACGGAAGTTTCTCGGCAATTCCCGTTGTTAACATCGTATTTTCCGAAGTACATGAGCCGGTCATTCCCGGTATTACCGTTACATGGGGAGCCGCATACGGCGAATATGCGGAAATCTTCAAAGTAATCGCGTATAACGGTTCAGCAGTGTGCGCCGAAAAGCGAATCGACCGCAATAATTCCGTAAAGTCGGTTGTTGAATTGGATATTGAAAATTATGACAGAATCCGAATTGAAATCATTAAATGGTGTTTGCCGCACAGACGGCCTCGGATAGCCGAAATATTCGTCGGCATAAACCGTATATACGGCAAATCGGATATAACCGGTTATGAACACGAACAGGATGTGAATCCCATAAGCGCCGAACTTCCCGTGAACCGAATAAGCTTTTCCATTGATAACAGCGATAATATATATGATCCGAATAATGTGACGGGTCTTTCTAAATATCTCATGGAGCGACAGGAGATAAGCGTAAAATACGGAATGAAGCTGAATGACGGATCTGTCGAATACATTCCGGCGGGACAGTTTTATCTTTCGGAATGGGAGGCTCCGCAGAACGGTCTCGAAGCCACATTTACGGCACGGGACTTGTTGGAGTTTCTGCGGAAGACTTACATTAAAGGGTTATATAATCCTGCGGGAGTCAGTTTATACGATCTTGCGGTTGATGTGCTGACCGAAGCCAATCTGCCGCTTCATCCGAGCGGATCGGTGATGTGGATAATCGATGAAAGTCTTAAAAGTCTCCGTACCGTCGCTCCGCTGCCGTTGGTTTCGCTTGCCGAATGTCTGCAATATATAGCGCAGGCTGCCGGGTGTATCATTTACTGCGACAGAGCGGGAGTGCTGCATATTGAGCCGATACCTACAAACGCAAGCGATTATGAACTTACGGGATTCAACATGTTTTCTCGGCCGGAAATAACGCTGCAGAAGCCGCTCAAAGCGGTTAATACTAAAATATATAATTATTTCGCCGATGAGAATATAAGAGAGCTTTTCAACGGGACGATATCGGTCGGAGGTATAGGGGAAGTAATCATTACCTATTCGGATACGGCAGTTAATGTGAATGCGGTCGTTTCCGGCGGTACACTGGAATCGGCGGTTTACTACTCCGGCGCCTGCGTTCTGACTATAACCGCGGCCGGCAACGTCGGCGTAACAATCAGCGGTAATGTTCTGAATAGTTCCGGTGTGGATTATATCACCGAAGCTGCCGCAAACGGCGAGATACAGACGGTCGAGAATCCTCTTATTACTTCCGCTTCCCTTGCTGCCGTCAACGGCACATGGGTTAAAGATTGGCTGAGCAAAAGGAAGATAATGACAATGGACGGTTGGAGGGCGGATCCCCGGCTCGATGCTACGGATATTGTGTCATCGCAAAACAAATTCGGAGTCGAATCGGTGCGTATGACTTCGGTAAAATACACTTACGCAGGAGCTTTTAAGGGATCTGGAGAAGGGAGAGTGATATAATGGCGTGGATAGAACCTGTTTACGATCGAACGAAGGCAGATGTAGATTTTGCCAAAGCGCAGATTCAGATCTGGATTGCGCAGCAGATGTCAAACGATTTTCCCTATACCTATAATCTCAAAGGCTGTCTCAATCTCACGGACATCAACCGTATTGAGGGAAACATTCAGTATCTCAGTGATAGGCTTGATGAGCTGCATTACCCTCCCGGAACTTCCTGTAAGGTGTGGGAACGAAGTGGTCTGCCAACTGAGCGAGACATTCGCAGAATCTTGTCTAATGTCAACCTTATCATCTCAGCCTATTATCAGCAAGACGATGTTCCGACAGTTCCCGACAGCATGGGATATTACACGGACATCAATACTATCGAAGAAAATCTATACAGAATCAAACAGCTTCTCGACTCAATGGTTGAGGGATTCCAAAAAAGCGGAATGTTCAAATCCGGGGCGATGAGGATGCTACCTATCAGGAGGTGAAAGCCGTATGGCGTATGTATCAAGAGAAATCAAAGACCGTGTAGCTATCGGAGACAACTGTTTCTACATGGAGGAATTGGAGGATGGGCGCATTATGCTTACCCCCGCCCCCGACTCCATTACGGAGACAGGAACGGACATCAACAAGGCTCTGCTCCAACCCATTGAGGATAGAGTTGTGTGGCTGATGAATCGTGTTTTCGATGACATCACGAGCAATCCTTTTATGATGAGTTTCGGAGACCTTACGGGTATCGCCGTCACAGGCGTATGGAACAAGTCTCTGAGCAGAATCGAGTGTTAAGAAGGGGGATAACAAAGATGTCTCAATTACTGTCGAATCTACCGACCGGGGCGAAAGTCAAGTTCGGTAAGTTTCAGGTAAACTCAGAGACGGCGCAGTCGATTGTGTGGACTGTGGTTGCCAAAAACCATCAATGCACTCCCGCATATCCCACAAACGCAATCACACTACACGCCGCTGAGATTCTTGACCTGAGATGTTTCGATGCCAAAGAGCCGAGTAACAGTAATTC